AAGAAGAAGAATAAATGTAAAAAAGTATTATGAGTGGTAATATTCCTATAGACAACCCTGCTATCAGAACTTATTGGATAGCTTATGAAAACTCAATGAAGGAAGTAGTTGAAGGTTATGGATTTGTAGATCCTCATCAAAAGCTTTTGTCTAAATGGTTTATTGATGAAAGTATAGACGAAGACGAGTGGATAGCTGAGTTAAAAGAACATGGTATAACGCCTGATCCTGTACCAGAACCACCAGAATAAAATAAATACAATTAAATTAAATCAAATGAAAATTAAAGAAGAAGAATTAAAAACTATTCAAGAGCAACAAGCAAAGCTTAATGAATTAGTTCATAACATCGGTTTATTAGAAAGCCAAAAGCATGGTTTATTACACGATATAGCCGGTGTTAATAAAGAAGTAGAAGACTATAAAGAAACATTAGAAAACGAATATGGTCCTGTAGAGATTAACCTAGAAGATGGTACTTATACTAAGATAGAAAAAGATGTCGAAAGTAATAAGGAAGATTAGTATAGGTTCTGACTATAAGAATGATGCAATGCATTATTCAACTGGTCAGGAAGTATATGGCGGACACATAATTAGTGATATTCTTTTTGAAGACAAAGATCAGTCGTATAATATTTATATAACTAAAAACAACGAAGTTTTGCCTTGGAAAAAGTTTAATGCTAATATGTCAATATCTGTAGAATATGATCTTAAGTATTGATGAAAAGCTTATATAGCTTTATTGTTAAACCACTAGAAGAAAGGTATGACAATATACGAAGAATTGATGGTAATAACCTTATTATCAATACTAGCATTGAAAACCATAGATTTATTAGTAAAAAAGCTGTAGTAGTTTCAACTCCTGCAGCTTATGATACTAAAATAAATATAGGAGATGAATTATATGTTCATCATAATATATTTAGAAGATGGTATGATCAAAAAGATAGAGAACGCAATAGTTCAACTTATTTTAAAGATGATTTATACTTTGTTTCACCTACACAAATCTATATGTATAATTTAAAATCACATTTAGATTATTGTTTTGTAAAACCACTTAAAAACCAAAACTTATTAGAGAACAGGAAAGAACAGCCTAATGTTGGTATAGTAAAATATACTAATAATGCCTTAGAAGCCATAGGAATCACTCCTGGAACACTTATTACGTTTACCCCTAACTCTGAATTTGAGTTTGTTATAGAAGGTGAACGACTTTATTGTATGAAATCAAATGATATAGCTTTAACTCATGAATACCAAGGAAACGAAGAAGAAAATAATCCAAGCTGGGCAAAGAGCAATTGAGGAGTTAATTAAGGTAGCAAAAGAAAAGATTGTGGACTCAGACGACGATGTTAGCGCTGATAGATTAAAGAACGCTGCCGCCACTAAAAAACTAGCTATAATGGATGCTTTTGAAATATTAGCTAGAATACAGGAAGAGGAAGATATGTTAAACGAAAAACCTAAAGAAGTTAAAGATCAAAAAACTTTTAGAGGTTTTGCAGAAGGAAGAAGTAAGTGAGTTACAAGCAAACTCTTTGGAAAGAAATTAAGGACGTTGTAAATCCTAAGATATTAGCTAAAAACAATAGATTTAAAAAATGGGATTATGGTTATAACCCTGATTATGATTTTATAGTAATAAGCAAAACAGGTAAAATTGGACAGATCATTGAAATACAGAATCTCAGGATTGCTTTACCAGCAGCAGATGAACCGTTTAAACGAAGCGAAAAGAAAGCTGAACAATACTGGGAAAAACAAGAATACCCAAAAGAGTTAAATAGAATTAAATCAAGATTTGACTGGGAAGAATATCCATCAGATTTTAAAGAAAAATGGTATGACTATATCGACGAAGAATTCAAAAGAAGAGAAGATGGTTATTGGTTTTACAATAACGGTTTGGTTACTTACATTACTGGTACTCATTACATGTACCTCCAATGGTCAAAGATCGACGTTGGAGCACCGGACTATAGAGAAGCAAACAGACTCTTTTTTATATTCTGGGAAGCGTGCAAAGCAGATAACAGATGCTACGGAATGTGCTACCTTAAAAACAGACGATCTGGATTCTCTTTTATGTCAAGCGCGGAACTTGTCAACCAAGCTACAATATCTTCCGACTCTAGATTCGGTATATTGTCCAAGTCTGGTGCAGATGCCAAAAAAATGTTTACGGATAAAGTTGTCCCCATATCAGTTAACTACCCGTTCTTTTTTAAACCCATTCAAGATGGTATGGACCGGCCAAAAACTGAATTGGCTTATAGAGTTCCAGCATCTAAACTTACTAGAAGAAAGCTTGAGTCGAATGAACAACTTAGAGAACTAGATGGACTTGATACAACTATTGACTGGAAAAACACTGGTGACAACTCTTACGATGGTGAAAAGCTAAAATTATTAGCTCATGATGAAAGTGGTAAATGGGAAAGACCTGATAATATATTAAATAACTGGAGGGTTACAAAAACTACACTGCGTCTAGGATCAAAGATCGTAGGTAAATGTATGATGGGCTCAACTTCAAATGCTTTAGACAAAGGTGGAGAAAACTTTAAAAAACTTTACAACAATTCAGACGTTACTAAAAGAAATAGAAACGGACAAACATCTTCTGGACTCTATAGCTTGTTCGTTCCTATGGAATGGAACTATGAGGGATTCATCGATACTTATGGACTACCTGTATTCGTTGGAGGTAAAGATCCAGTCAAAGGAGCAGATGGTTACGACATTACAACAGGAGTTATTGAACATTGGGAAAACGAAGTTGAAGGACTTAAATCTGACCAAGACAGCTTAAACGAATATTATAGACAGTTTCCAAGAACTGAGGCTCATGCATTTAGAGATGAGACTAAATCTAGTTTGTTTAATCTTATAAAGATATATGAGCAAATAGATTTTAATGATGAGATAAACAATAAAGCTAATGTTACACAAGGTAAGTTTATTTGGGAAGCAGGAATTAAAGACTCTAGGGTTCAGTTTGTTCCTGATTTGAAAGGTAGATTTAACATTAGTTGGGTGCCTTCAATAAATTTATGCAACAAAATAATAGTAAAAAATGGAGTTAAATATCCAGGTAACGAACATATTGGAGCTTTCGGCTGTGACTCTTACGACATTAGCGGTACTGTTGATGGTAAAGGTTCTAATGGAGCACTACACGGATTAACGAAGTTTTCTATGGAAGATGCTCCGCCTAATCATTTTTTCTTAGAATATATAGCTAGGCCTGAAACAGCTGAAATGTTTTTTGAAGATGTTTTAATGGCTTTAGTTTTTTATGGAATGCCTTTGCTTGCTGAAAACAATAGACCTAGGCTTTTATATTATTTAAGAAGAAGAGGTTATAGAGGCTACTCTATGAATAGGCCTGACAAAGTATGGAATAGATTATCTGTTACAGAAAAAGAAATAGGTGGAATACCTAATTCAAGTGAAGACATTAAACAAGCACACGCCGCAGCCGTTGAAGCTTATATTGAAAACTACGTTGGTATAACTGACAATGGCTTTGGTACAATGTATCATCAAAAAACACTGCAAGACTGGGCTAAATTTAATATTAATAATAGAACTAAGCATGATGCTTCTATAAGCTCTGGTTTAGCTATAATGGCTTGTAATAAAAACAATTATAGACCTAATTCAATTAAAAATAAACAACCTTTAAATTTAAATTTTTCAAAATATGATAATGAAGGTTATGTTTCAAAAATTAAAAATACATGATAGAAACTAGTTATGGAAGTTCATTTCCGGATCAGGTAGTGCCTGATGCAGTTAAAGCGTCTTATGACTATGGTTTAAAAGTAGGGCAAGCAATAGAAGGTGAGTGGTTTAGTGGTACTAGAACAGGAGCTGGAGGATATAGATTTGCTACTAACTACAATAATTTCCATCAATTAAGATTATATGCTAGAGGAGAGCAGTCTGTTCAAAAATACAAAGATGAACTATCCATAAATGGTGACTTGTCTTATTTAAATTTAGACTGGACTCCTGTGCCTATTATTTCTAAATTTGTAGACATTGTTGTAAATGGAATGTCACAGAGAAACTATGATATTAAAGCTTATGCTCAAGATCCTTCTTCTACTGGTAAGAGATCTGCTTATGTACAAGGCTTAATGAAGGATATTTATGCTAAAGAGTACATAGCAAAAGCGAAAGCTCAATTAGGTTTAGATGTTTCAACAGGTGGTGGTAAAACGAATATGCCAACAAACCCTGATGAAGTATCTGTTTATATGCAGCTTAATTACAAACAAGGAATTGAAATAGCTCAAGAAGAAGCCATTAACTATGTTTTAGATTACAATAAGTATGATTTAGTTAGAAGAAGATTAAATTATGATTTAACTGTTTTAGGTATTGCTTGTTCTAAAACTGAATTTAATTTACAAGAAGGTGTTGGTGTAGAATATGTTGATCCAGCTAACTTAGTATATTCATATACAGAAGATCCTAATTTTGAAGATATATGGTATGTAGGTGAAGTAAAAGGATTAAGCATGGCTGAACTCAAAAAACAGTTTCCAATGCTCACACCTGAAGAGTTAAAAGAAATAGAAAAATATCCAGGTAATTCTAACTATAGAAATGATTGGAATGGTAGATATTTTGATGATAAAATACAAGTAATGTATTTTGAATATAAAACATTCACCAATCAAGTATTTAAAATAAAAGAAACTGCAAACGGCTTAGAAAAAGCATTAGAAAAAACAGATGCTTTTAATCCGCCTGAAGAAGTTAATTTTAGCAAAGCATTTAGATCAATAGAAGTACTATACAGTGGAGTAAAGATATTAGGTCACCCACAAATGCTTAGGTGGGAAATGGCACAAAATATGACTAGACCAGCTGCTGATACTACAAAAGTTAATATGAACTACAACATATGTGCTCCTAGAATGTATAAAGGGCGTATAGACTCACTGGTTAATCGTATAACAGGTTTTGCTGATATGATTCAATTAACACATCTTAAGTTACAACAAGTATTGTCTAGAGTAGTTCCTGACGGTGTTTACATGGATGTAGATGGTTTAGCTGAAGTAGATTTAGGTAATGGTACAACATACAATCCTCAAGAAGCTTTAAACATGTATTTTCAAACTGGTTCTATTGTAGGTAGATCATTCACCCAAGACGGTGACATGAATCCAGGTAAAGTTCCGATACAAGAATTGCAAAGTGGTAATGGTGGAGCTAAAATACAAAGCCTTATACAAACTTACCAATATTACTTACAGCTTATTAGAGATGTGACCGGGTTAAATGAGGCTAGAGACGCTAGTAATCCTGATAAAAATTCTTTAGTAGGGTTACAGAAAATAGCTGCCGCTAATTCAAACACCGCAACTAGACACATACTGCAAGCTAGCTTATATTTAACGCTTAAAAATTGTGAAAATATATCATTAAGAATAGGTGACGCTTTAATGTTTCCACTTACTAGATCAGCTTTACAAACTAGTATAACTAAGTTTAATGTAGCTACACTAACTGAGCTCATGGATAAAAATATATATGATTTTGGTATATTTTTAGATCTTGAACCAGATGATGAAGAAAAAGCTAAACTAGAGGAAAATATACAAATAGCTTTAAAAACTGGTGGTATTGATCTAGAAGATGCTATAGACATCAGAGAAGTTAAAAATTTAACTTTAGCTAATCAACTATTAAAACAACGTAGACAGCAGAAACAAGCAGCTGAGCAAGCTATGAAGCTACAACAAATACAACAACAAGCTCAATCACAAGCAGAAGCTGCTGAAAAACAAGCATTAGCTGAAACTCAAAAACAACAAATACTTACAGAACAAAAAGTACAGTTTGAACAAGCTAGAGTGCAATTTGATGTTGAAAAGTATAGGCAAGAAGCTGAAGTCAAAATAATGATTATGAATCAACAACATAAATTTGATTTAGAATTAAAACGTATGGAAGTTGAAGGTGCTAAAGCTAAAGAAAAAGAAATTGAAGATCGTAAAGATGAAAGAGTACGTATTGAAGGCACTCAGCAATCTCAACTAATAGACCAAAGACAAAACGATTTATTACCAACAAGCTTTGAAACAAACTCGTTTGAAAAAGAAGCATCTGCTCCTGACCAAGCAGAATCTATGGCCATTGGAAATCCATTTGATCCTAGATAATTTTTATTAATTATTATATTATATTATGTCAAAAGAAAAAGAAGAAGTAAAAGAGGCTCCTGATGGAACTCTAGAACAAGGTGACTTTAAAATTAAAAAGAAACCTAAAAAATTAGTTAAACAAGAGCCTACAGCAAAAGTAGATTTAACTAAAAAAGAAGAAAAAACAGAACAACCTGAAGAAGTAAAAGAAGAAAAAGTAGTAGAAGAAGTAAAAGAAGAAAAGGTTGAAGAAAAAGTAGAAACTAAGGAAGAGCCAGCTAAAGAAGAGGAAGAGTTTACTGTTATAAATGAAATAACAGAAGAAGAAACTCCTGTAGAAAAGCCGGTTGAAAAAACACCTGAGCCAGTAGCTGAAAAAGTTGATTTACCAGAAAACGTAGAAAAACTAGTTGAGTTTATGAAAGAAACAGGTGGAACAGTTGAAGACTATGTTAGATTAAATAGAGATTATACTAATGTAGAAGAAGACGTGTTACTTAGGGAATACTACAAACAGACTAAACCTCACTTAAACAGAGAAGAAATAGAATTTACTTTAGAAGATAAATTTTATTTTGATCCTGAAGAAACTGAGGAACGTGAGCAAAAGAAAAAGAAACTTGCTTACAAAGAAGAAATTGCTAAAGCCAAAAACTTTTTGGAGGAAACGAAAAAGAAGTATTACGACGAGATCAAGTTGAGACCGGGCGTTACTCAAGAACAACAAAAAGCAATGGACTTTTTCAATAGGTATAACAAAGAACAAGAGGTAGCAAAGCAAAGTCACGAAAGCTTTAAGACTGCAACTAAAGATTATTTCACTAATGATTTCAAAGGTTTTGATTTTAAAGTTGGTGAAAAGAAATTTAGATATGGTGTTAAAGATGCTAATGAAGTTGCTGAGGCGCAATCTGATCTAACTACATTTATTAAGAAGTTCTTAAATGAAGATGGTACAGTTAATGATCCAGGTGCATACCACAAAGCTATATACGGAGCTAGAAACATCGACACTATTGCTTCTCATTTTTATGAGCAGGGCAAAAGTGATGCTGTAAAAGATATTACTGCAAAATCAAAAAATATAAGTAAAGACGCTAGAACAGAAATTCCAGGTGATGTTTATTTAAATGGTTTTAAAGTAAGAGCTATTTCTGGCGATACAAGTTCTAAGTTAAAAATAAATAAAATAAAAAAATAACTTAAACTAAAATAAAAATGGGATTTTTAGATAATTCTGCAAGTGGCGGAGCATTTCCTCCATCGATTACTCCCATGCCGAAACAACAAGCTGTGGTTGATAACTATATCAATTTTCACGATGCTAATTTTTCGACTTGGACACAACAATATCTACCTGAGCTTTACGAAGCTGAAGTAGAAAGATACGGAAACAGAACTTTATCTGCTTTCTTGAGAATGGTAGGCGCTGAAATGCCTATGACATCTGATCAAGTAATTTGGTCGGAGCAAAATAGATTACACATCGCTTATGAAGGTGTAACTAGAGCTAATGACGTTTTAACTGTAACTGGTAATAACGCTGTAAGATTAAATCAAACTATTGTTATAGCCGATGGCTTTACTACTGTAAAAGCTTTAGTTATAGCTGTTTCTGGTTTAACTATTACCGCTGTGCCTTATGAAGCTGCTACTTTAACTGCTGCTGGATTAGGTACTACAGGATTAAAACTATTTGTTTACGGTTCTGAATTTGCTAAAGGAACTAGCCAAATGGTTGGATCTATTGAGCCTACTCCAGAAACTTTTTCAAACAACCCAGTTATCATTAAAGATAAATTTGAAGTGTCAGGTTCTGATGCTGCTCAAATTGGTTGGATTGAAGTTGCTACTGAAGATGGAACATCAGGTTATATGTGGTACTTAAAAGCTGAATCTGAAACAAGATTACGTTTTGAAGATTACTTAGAAATGACCTGCGTTGAAGGTGTAAAAGCTGCTGCTGCTTCTGGCGTTGCAACTGCTGATTACGCCACTACTTACCCTCTTACTCAATTTACATTAAATAACGCTGGTACTGACGGAGTTGCTCCAATAGGTACTCAAGGTTTATTTGATGCTATTGAAACAAGAGGTAATGTTTGGCAAAACTTCGCTGGTGCTGCTGCTCCTGGAGCTGGTGCATTAGGTGATTTTGATGCTATCCTTAAGCAACTTGATAAGCAAGGAGCTATTGAAGAAAACATGTTATTCTTAAACAGAGCTACTGCTTTAGATTTTGATGATATGATTGCTGCTATGGCTGGCGGAGGTTATGCTGGTACGCAAGCTGCTTCTTACGGTTTGTTTGATAATGAATCTGAAATGGCGCTTAACTTTGGTTTTTCAGGGTTTAGAAGAGGTTCTTATGACTTCTACAAAACTGACTGGAAATACTTAAACGATGCTACTACTAGAGGTTTAACACAAGATATTGACGGTGTTATGGTTCCTGCTGGTACTACTACTGTTTATGATCAAATGTTAGGATCTAACATCAGAAGACCTTTCTTACACGTAAGATATAGAGCTTCTCAAACTGATGACAGACGATATAAAAACTGGATTACAGGTTCTGTAGGCGGTGCTTATACTTCTGCTCTTGATGCTATGGAAGTACACTTTTTATCTGAAAGATGTTTAGTAACTCAAGCTGCGAATAACTTCGTATTGTTTAAGTCTACTAACTAATTATTAACATTTAAAAGATAGAAATTATGGCATATGTAAAATTACCAAAAGCCGCTGGTGCTTTTGATATATTACCTGCAGAAAATGTAGGTTCAGTAAAACTTAGTTCTGACACTAAGAAAGAAATAGATGTTACGTATATGGGCGCTGATGCTAGTACTGACACTATCTCTATAGTTCCTGTTGGAAGTGGAGCTAGCGCTTCATTTTTGCAAGCTGATGTTCAAGCTTTAGTTGAAGCTATTGGACTAATCGGTGGTGGTTCAGGAATGATTAATGTTGACTTAAGCAAAGTTGTATTAGAAACTTCTGTTGGAGCATCATAATCAAAAATAATAAGATCCCGTTTCGGCGGGGTCTTTTTTAATTATTATATTATATCATATTATGGAAACAAAAGAAAAGAAAAAGCCTGTGGCTAAAGCCCCAGCAACTCCTGAGGTAAAAAAAGATACTTGGGAATACAAGGATAGAACTTATTTTTTAAAAGGTTCAAAAGAGCCTTTAACATTTAAAATTCCTTCAAGACATACTCCTAGACATCCAATGTTTTGGTTTGATCCTGTAAAAGGTTACAATAGAGAGTTGAGATATGCAACTAACCAAAAGTCTGTATTTGTTGACGAACAACAAGGGCCAGTTACTTTAGAGCATATTGTTTTTGAAGATGGAACGTTATTTGTGCCAAAAGAAAAAGTTCAATTACAAAAACTATTATCTATATATCATCCAGCTAAAGGAAAAGTTTATAATGAATTTGACAAAAAAGCTGTAGCTGTTGATGAGTTAGATATGATAGAGTTTGAAATTAAAGCATTAAATGCTGCTTCAGTAATGGATATTGAACAAGCAGAGGCAATATTAAGAGTTGAAAATGGTTCAGCTGTATCTAATTTGAGTTCTAAAGAACTAAAAAGAGATATATTAATATTTGCTAAGAAAAACCCTAAATTGTTTTTAGATTTAGCAGAAGATGAAAATGTAATACTTAGAAACTTTGCCATTAATGCAACTGAATCAGGTATTATTAAATTATCTCAAGATCAAAGAACTTTTACTTGGGGTACTAACGGTAGAAAATTAATGACAGTACCTTTTGATGAGAACCCATATTCAGCTATGGCTGCTTGGTTCCAGACAGATGAAGGACTTGAAGTTTATAAGTCTATCGATAAAAAACTTAAATAACAAGTGATTATAAATAAGGGTGGTTTTATCGCCACCCTTTTTTTTTAAAAATATTAAAATGGCAATAAACGTAAATGAAGTTTATAAAACGGTTTTATTAATATTAAACAAAGAGCAGAGAGGATATATAACTCCTGATGAATTTAATAAAACAGGCACACAGGTTCAGTTGGAAATATTTGAAAAGTATTTTGAAGACTTGAATCAAAATTTACGTGTACGTCAAGACGAAACAGAATATGCTGATAGGGTTAAAAATGTAGATGATAAAATATCTATATTTAAAACTCAAGGTAATTGCACTTGGGATGGGGCCAATAAACTATTTACTACTCCCACAGATTTACACAGAATAGGTACTGTTATATATAAAGATTCTACAGAGGTTGAAAGAGTACAGAGAAACGATTTATTGTATTTAAAACTTTCACCATTAACAAAACCTTCTGTTTCTTTTCCTGTATATTCATACGAGGATAAATTAACTACTACTCCAGATCCAAAGATATATATAGAGCCATCATCTATACAATCGGATATTTCAGTAACATATATAAGAAAACCTAGTAACGTAAGGTTTGGGTATACTATTGGAGGTTTAGGACAATATTTGTATGACGGTAATGTATATATACCGACAGGCTTGCCTGTTGTTAATAACTATTTATTTCAAAGTTTGACAACTAACTTTGTAGCTACATCTAGTACACCAACTAGTGTAAGTTGGACTGGTTTAACAACTTCTTCTAATGGTATTACATACGAAGGAAGTGGCACTGGTTTGAAGTTTACTTTGACAATGAACTCTTCTGGAGTTATAACTAACATAAATGTTGACGAACCTGGAACAGGTTTTGCCGCTGGTGATACATTAACATTCGACTCAACTGTTTTTCAAGCAGGTGGCGGTGGTGGTGGTGGCACTAATGCTGTTATAACTTTAACAGCTGCTAGTTTGTATAGTGGTACTACGTATGGTTCTACTCAATTTGAAATAGATAACACTGACCAAACAGAAGCTATATTAAATATATTAAAATATTCAGGTATAGTTATAAGAGATCCACAAATAATAAATTCAGCACAACAAATGGCTGCAGCTGAAGATCAAAATGAAAAAAGTTAATAAATGGGACTAATTACAGAAACTAATGAAGAGTATTACGCTGGTGAAAAAACATTTTTAGTACCTACTAACACTACTTCATTTGCTACAACTTTCAACACAGAACTAACTCTAGATTCTTCAATAGGTGACAGTAACTTTTTACTTGAAATAAGCACAGACTCAGGTGCTACCTACAATAAATATATAACATTATATCCAGCTGGAGTTATATCTTTAAGTAATAATAATAGAACTGTAAATGTAAGTGTTGCTGTGACAGGATCTGCAACTACTATAGCGCGAATAACTTTAACTATAGGTGCTGTAGAAAACAATTATGGTGGTTATCAATATGTTAAATTAAATGACATTATAAATACTTTTATAGCTACATATGTTGGTACAGGTAAGTTAATACCAAGTGTTAAAAGAACTGATGTTATATTCCACGCTAAAAGAGGCTTGCAAGAGTTCAGCTACGACACATTAAAAAGCATTAAGTCACAAGAAGTTTCAATAACACCTAGTTTGTCAATGATAATACCACAAGACTATGTAAATTATATAAGGTTGTCATGGACAGATGCTTATGGTATTAAACATATTATTTATCCATCTGATAACTTAACTATAAAACCAACTGATGTGCCGTTGCAAACTGTAAATGGAGATTATATTCAAGATGAGTTTGGTTCAAATACTCAAGGAACTTCTGAAACTTCTAAAAATTGGGACAAATTAAACCAAAGAAGATTAAGTGGAGGTTTTGATGCTTATCAATTTGGAGTTGAAAATTATTATGGTGATAGTTACATGTTTGGGCCTCAGCAATTAGGTATGAGATATGGAGCACTACCTGAAACTACTCAAGTTAACGGCTATTTTACAATGGATCCAGCAAGAGGTACTATATCTTTTTCTAGTGACATGAATGGTAGGAAAGTTGTTTTAGAATATTTATCAGATGGTTTAGCTTATGACACTGATTCTAAGGTGCCTAAGATGGCCGAGGAGGCAATGTATATGCATATAGCATATTCTATATTAGCTGGAAGATCTGGAGTTCAAGAATACATTGTTCAAAGATTTAAAAAAGACAGACGAGCGGCACTAAGAAATACTAAAATAAGATTATCAGATATTAAATTAGATCAGATAGTTAGAATAATGAGAAACAAATCTAAATGGATTAAACACTAAGTATGGCTCAAGTTAAAAATACTTTTGTAAAGTCTAAGATGAATAGAGACTTAGACGCTAGACTTATACCTAATGGTGAATATAGAGAAGGTAGGAATATAGGTATTAGCAAGTCTGAAGGAGCTGATGTTGGTGCCTTAGAAAACATAAAAGGAAATGTTAATATTTTTCCAGGATTTATAAACAAGCTTAATGCTGGTTTGACACCTAATGAAAAGCCATTAGAAATAATAGGCATGTTTACTCATGAAGATAGTTCTTCTATATACATGTTTTTAACTACATTTTCAGACGCTTCTAAAAATCAATTAGAAAATCATGCTAACTTTTTTAATTCGCATTGCTATATAACTAGAATTAAGTATAATGGTAACTTAACTATACCAGAAGAAAACAGATATGAAACTTCTATACTAGTTGAAGGTAGTTTTTTAAATCTTTCTAAAACACACCCTATATCAGGATTTAATATAATTGAAGATTTAATGTTTTGGACAGACAATAGAAATAATCCAAGAAAAATAAATATAGAAAAAGCAGCACAAAAAGCTCCAGGCGACACATCTAAACCTTTTTACTACAAAGAAGATCAAATATCTGTATCTAAATATTATCCTTATAACTCTTTTTCTTTAATTAGAAGAGACGGTAGTGATTATACTTCTACAGTTAAAAATACTACTACAGAATGGTTACCAATATCTTTGTCTGCTCCTTTAGATTCTATAAAAACAGTTGGATCAAATACTGTTTTAAGTTTTCTCGATACTGCTCAACCACAGCCTGCACCTCCCGTAGGCAAACCTAACTGGACTGGTACAGGTGCTCAAAACAGTAGTATTGGTAATTTCTTTTCAAAATCTGGAAGTAATGGTTATCCTATTGTAAGAGTTAAAAACGCTCAGAGACCAGGTTCTCAAGACTTATATATTTATAATGTGACAGGCAATGAAGTGGGCGCAGCAATATCTCAATCAACACTAACTACTCAAGTTAATATACCAACAGCGCCTGATGGCACAGTATGGGCAGAGCCTGGTGATGTCATAATATTCCAATTAAAAAATCCAGACTTTGATATAAGCTTTGATGGTGACAGAGAGTTTTTAAAAGATAAATTTCCTAGGTTTAGCTATAGATTTAAATACACTGATAATGAATACTCGCTCATGGCACCATTTACACAACCCGTGTTTATGCCTGCTCAAGACGGTAGCATAACTTGGCAAGATGAAGATGTAGCTACAAAAACTACTGAATTAGGATTTTTTGAAAATAGAGCTAGCGAAATAGGCTTAGTAATTAATCTACCTTACTATCCAGGTGGCAACCATGCGGTTACACCTACATTTAATTTACAATTGCAAAGAGAATTACATGTAGATGGAATAGAAATATTGTTTAAGTCGTCTAATGATAATAATATATACATTGTAGATAGTATAGATATAAGTGGCGCTGATGGTTGTCCTAGAGAAAATTTAGTTGCTCCTGACGGTCAGTCTACAGCTATAAGAAACCAATTTATATATAAATATAAAGGTGCTAAACCTTATAAAGTAGTTCCTGAGTCAGACGTGACAAGAGTTAATGATATTATTCCAGTAAGAGCGTTAGCTCAAGAAACATCAGGTAATAGAATAATGTATGGGAATTATGTAGATAACCACGCTCTACCACCCTACCTATGGTATGAAGCGAATTCTTCTTTAAAAACGGGTTCATTTGCTCCAGACTTTAATGTAGCTAACAATCCACCTATAGCAACTACTATAAACAACAAGATTAAAGAGTATTATAACGCAACTTTAAAGCAAGGTAGAACATATCAAGTAGGGGTAGTATTAGCTGATAGATATGGTAGACAATCTACAGTAATGTTAGCTTCTGAAGCTGAAGACTATGGCAATAACAATAGGAATAGATCAACTGTTTTTGTGCCTTATAACAATGCTGGCGCAACTACTACCTTAAACTTTTTTGGTAGTTCATTAAAAATGGACTGGCACCTTAAAATACCTGATATAGATGATTATAATGCTTTAAATTATCCTGGCTTGTACAATGCTACGCTTAGACCTAACGGTTGGTATAGTTATAAAATAGTAGTTAAACAACAAGAACAGGAATATTACAATGTATATGCACCGGGAAGTATGTCTGGTAATGTTATATATAAAGATAATGAAACAAAATTAAATTATTCAGACTCTTGGAACACTTCTAACTTGTCTTTATATGGCGACAATATCAATAAAATACCTAGGGATATGACCAATGTTGGTCCTACTGATAGGATATACGGTAGTAAAGAGTCTTTATATTATAGGGTAGTTCAACCTAATTATAATTTTGTATCTCAAAGTACTCCAGCTACTGTATTAACTAACAGGTGGAACTCTAGACAAACAGTGCTTCCTGTATTAGAATCTACAGTTGTTTCTATACAGCCATTTTTAGATTTAGGTAAATGGGTTACTCAAAAAGGAGTTGCTAATTCTTTAGGTTACCCAGGCGCTTATGATAATTCTGGGACAACTGTGCCAGGAACTATAGATCCTTTAGTAAAATCAGATAACAATCCGTTTGTAGCTACTGTTAATAATAATGAAAATAAAGATAGAGTAGGTTTTTTAAATACAACTCAAATATCTAATAGTTCTACAGATTTAGCTAAATTTTCACAATCTTTAATAATTGCAGAAACTAAACCTAAGTTATCTAATTTAGAACTTTATTGGGAAACAGCAACATCAGGTTTAATAAGTGATTTAAATGGATCTATATTAACGTCTGGAGACGCTACAGCGCCTAAAGATCTTACAACGTTTATATTTACAGGTCAAGAAAGTATTGAGTATTCAGGCGCTAATTTAGCTAATTGTTTATTAAATAAAAATATAAATATCGTTACTAACTCAGGCGTAGAAAATACAAATCCTAATTATAATATAGAAATAATAAGTGTTAAGTCTATAGACGCTAACGGACAAGAAGAGGATGCTACTCCTCTATTTGCTATAAAAGAATTTGCAGGCTCACCAAAAACTTACAACTTACATTTAACAGACGTTGCTAATACTAATAATCAAGGTTTAGAATACGCAAACCCAGATGGTAACAATGTTTGGAATAAAGAGTTTGTATTTAATTTTAAACTAACTATAGACGGTAAATTACCAGCGATAGTTTCTAAAAGAAATAACTTTTTTAGCAATGACGCGCCAACTATGGGAGCTGTTCCTCAACAGTCTCCAGTAAATCCATCAGATACAGCTAACTGGGTTGGTGACACTTGGACTTTTAGTATAGGAGGTGAAGAACCAGACTCTGGTCAAACAAATTACAATTACATAAAACAAAATCCTTTATTTGATAAAGAAGTTATAAGTTTAAATACTTATTACAGAATAAATAATACTAGTAGAAATAACGTAAGAAATAGAAATCAATTATTTTTTAACCAATACCAATGGGGATCGTATAATACTGGAACCCCACCATATCCAATATTTCCTACAGGCAAATCTAATGTTGGATGGAATAATGGTAGTTTTGCCGGTTTAAATTCAGATACTGAACTTTACATAGAAAAATTAGAATGTGCTATAAACAAAGGAAACGACACTGAAAAGTTTGGTTTTCAAGAGTGGTGGACATTAAAGAAGTTAGGTGTTACAGAAGCTGACAGAGCTCAGGGTACTATTACTCCTGAACCTGATTGGTTTCATCCTAATACTAATATATATGCTAACAATACTAATCCAACTATAGTAGATCTTAGTGGCAGTGCTTACGGTAGTCAAAATTTAAGATACACTTATTATGACTATCCTTGGAAGCTAGAGTTTATAGAATACAACCCGTCTAATCCAGCTCCTTGGCTTAGTGGTAGTGGGTTTGATCCTTTTACTAGTGGTTGGTATTTACTAGCAAATGGTGATCAACCTCCTTTTGAATGGCAAGGTGCCGCTACTGAAAAAAATAACAATAGGTTTTGGGCTGAAGGATTTTTAAATGGTGGGCAATACAGCGTACATAAACTAACTATAGGTGTAAGAGAAACATTTGCTAATGGTAAAAAGTCTCAAACTGGACAATTTGTTATTTACGTAAAACTTTATAGATAATGGCTTTTAATTTAGAAATATCTTATTTTAATTCTTTTTGGGTAAAAAAGACAAATAACCAATGGACAGAGTCACAATATCCTACAAGTGGCTATGGTAATATATCTAAAATACCTAATTGGCCAGGTGTGCCTTATAAAACTTATGGTACTACTGCAGCTACTAGACATTTAAACTATGTTTCCACTTCACAGATGTCTTCTATACCTAACCAAAGAGCAGATGTTAATTACTCTCCTGATTCAGAAGATTTAACATTAAATTGGCTTATAGAAGAGTCAAGAATAAGAGGCGCTTTTAATGGTGACTCTACTGATTATGGAGTTAAAGCTTATTTATTAGATGATGAATATACTGCTGTAACTAGAAAAAACAATGTCATATACTCAGGCTTATTTAACTCTAAAACAAACGTTAATGAAACAAATGTTTTTTCATCAGCTCAAAGCATAACTTTTGCAGCGCCAGAGCAATATGGATCTATACAAAAGCTATATAGTGAAGATACTAAACTATTATTTTTTCAAGAAAATAAAGTTAGTAGAGCTATGGTTAACAAAAATATTTTATATACAACTGAAGGAAGAGGAGCACCTGTTAGCTCACAAAATCTCGTAATAGGGGAAATAACTCCATTTGTAGGTGAATATGGTATTAGTAGGAATCCTTATTCATTTGCTCAATTTGGTAGAAGAAAATACTTTACAGATAAAAATAGAAATGTAGTATTAAGACTATCGGACAATGGGTTAACGCCTATAAGTGATTATGGTATGGCTGATTTTTTTAGAGATAGATTAGCTGAAATAGATGATAACTTATATCAAAATATAGTAACAAGAAGTTTGTCAGGTGTGCGATCACCAACTTGGCCTTACAATACTGTTCAAACCATTGGAGTAGGAGAGCCTTATATAGAAATAAATAACCCAGGTGGTAATATTGGTGATCTTTTCACAGGAGTACCTATAGGAGCTTCAATCGTAATAGATGATATAGATACAGGTTGTTATGTTAGGAATGTAGATTTAACTAATGGTAGAGTGCAGTTGACAGAATTAATTCCTTTTGACTTTCCATCAGGCGCTACAGCTAGTTTTATAACTTATGAAAAAGATAAAGTTATAGGTGCTTATAATACTTATACAGACAAATATGTTTTAAGTATGCAGAAAAGAGATGGTACTTACAACACATTATCTTTTGATGAAAAAGTATTAGGTTGGGTATCTTTTTATGATTACAAGCCTTATAATGCTAAAAGTTTGTTCAACAGATTTTATACTACAAGTCAAACTAACTTATGGATGCATAACGCTGAAAATGTATTAAGAAATAGTTTCTATGGTAATGAGCCAGTAAACTCTTCTATAGAGTTTGTATTTAATGCTCAGCCAAACATAGTTAAAACGTTTAAAACAGTTAACTACGAAGGTACCAATGGTTGGGAATTAACTAGTATGATAAGTGATCAAACAGGAGCTTTAGCAGCAGGTGGTGGCTTTGAAAGTTTTGAAGATGAAACAGCAGTCATAAGAAGTTATAATGAAGGATTGTATATTGAAGATGGTATACAATATAGAGCAGGATTTGATTTAAAAGAAAATAGATACGTAGCTAATGTTATTAATAATACACCTGCTCAACCAGGTGAAATAATAATAGGTGATCAAGCTAGTGGTATCAAAGGATATTTTACAACATTGAAACTAACAACAGACGCAACAACAGATTTAGGTGGAACAAAAGAATTATTTGCCGTAGGATCTGAGTATGTCATGTCATCTTATTAAAATTAAAATATGGGTTTATTAAACAACAATAATCATAGAAGAAATAAAAGAGCTAATTTAAGAAAGCAAAACACATTAGGTAGTGGTTCATTAGGTTATCAACCTGGTACGTTTTCTACTCAAGGATTAGGAAGTTCTACTAGCCTTCTTGGTAGTGGAAATGCTTTTCAAAATTCTCAACCTAATCTTTCATTAAACGTAAGTCCAATTAACACTGCAAACCCGTCAGCTAGTACTGGCCCGTCAGCTAGTACTGGTGGTGGTGGAAACATGATGGGTTATATGCAATTAGCGGCAGCTGCTACACCTATGGTTATGGGTTTTATACAAGGTAGACAGCAACAGGAACGATTTGAAGACTTAGAAGAAAAAAGACTTGTTAAAGATAAACAAATTCAAGGCATGTTAAATAATAGACAAGACATAAGAAACCCTTATGCTAACTTAGCTGTAGCTACTGAAGCGGCAGAGTTCCAAGCTCAACAGGTAGATCAATCACTTGCTAATACTTTAGACGCTATGCAAGCTGGAGGTTTTGGAGCTGGTGGTGCTACTGCGTTAGCTAGAGAAGCTGCAAAAGCTAAACAAGGTATCTCAGCTGACATACAAAAACAAGAAGCTATGAATCAAAGAATGTTTGCTCAAGGTGAACAAGTTAGACAAAGCATGCAAGAACAAAGGTCTATTGATGATATTGATTTTGCTAGAGCTCAATCTGATAATTTAAGACAAATGGAGATGGATGCTTTAACAGCTAAATCAGCGGCACAACAAGGTGGAGTTGGTGGTAGTATGCAAATAGCTCAAACTATTATGTCTAATCCAGAGGCGATGAAATCTATATCTGGATTATTTGGAAGTTAAAAAATAAAATATGGCAACAAGAAGATCAAGATATACACCTAGGTTAGTTAGAGATCCAAGAGGCATGCAGGCTGCTAGATTTACAGCAGGTATGGGTAAAGCTTTTGCTGATACTTTAGGTACTATAGCTAAAACAAAAGCAGATGAAAAAGCAGCTTTAAATAAATTAACTAAAGAAAGTTTAACACAATCACAAGCTTATTTAGATAAGATAAAAGATTTTAAAAGAACTAATAGCCCTTTAGATGAGCAGATAATAGGTTTAATAGAGGAAGATGCTAGAATGATTAGTGATGCTTATATGAAAGCTTATAGCCCTGATGGAACGCCTGAAGACATGATAGCTTATCAAAAACTAAATAATCAAACAAGTAGATCGCTAGATGATCTAACTATGATGATAGGCGCTATAGATATTGACAATGATGCTAGAGATTTAGCTAAACAAGAAAATAGAATTATATATGATAAAGACTCTAATGGTAATATTATAAACAATGCTGATGAAGATATTTTTAAGTATGGCATAACTAACGGGGCTTCTGATATTAAACTTACTAGAGGTCCAAATGGTTTTGTTTTGTCAGGTAAAGCTGTAAAAGACGATGGAACAATGACAGGTGATGTTACTATGGACGTGGCTGATTGGTCTGAAAGTTTAAGGAAAAATGGTAAATCATTTGAAGAAAAAAGTGCTAACTTGGACTTAACCTCAACTGATTATGGTAAAGGGTTAGTTGATAAATTTAAAGATCAAATAGAGATAGACATAACAGGTGATGCAAAAATAGTAGATAATCCTAATTATTTAAAAGGTGGAGCTACTCCTGATCCTAAAAATCCAGGTTATGACACGGCTGGTAATAGAGCTAAAATGAAACAAACAGAATCTTACACCATAAAAGATCCTAAAAAAGCTAAGGAAGTTATATTAAATTATTTTAATGACGCTGGTGGTATTGTTAGTTTTGACAAAAATAAATCCGTGCCTTCTGAAAAAGAGTTGTGGGCAATGTTGCAAGAGCAAGGTAGACTAGATTATAGCCTTCTTAATAGAACGCCTGGAAAAGTAAAAGAAAGTTGGAGTCAAATAAATCCTAGTATGATGGACGATGCTAAGCTATTACTACAAAGAGCTTATGCTGATTATATAGTTGAAACAATGTCTCCAACAGGTCAAGAAAAAACTAATGTAACTAAAAACTTTGGATCAGCAATTGATACAAGTAAATATCAATAATATATGAACGAAGAAGCAATAGATTCAGCATTTACTTTATTCTCTGAAGCAGGGTATAATAAAGATAAAGCTAGTTATTTAAAGTTAATTCAAGAAAATGAAGACGCTTTAAACGACTCTTTTTCCTTATTTAAAGAGGCTGGCTATAAAAACGACATTAACAACTTTAAAAATTTAATGGGTTTTGAAGTTGAAGATGAAGTAGAAGTTGTAAGCGATCCCAAAAAAGAAAAAGGTGTAGACGCTGAGAGCGTTATACAAGGCTTTGACTCATACTTAGAAGCACTTAGTAATGAAGATTATAGAGATGATAATATAAAAGACAATGATGCTAGATTAGCAGAAATTGAAAAAGTTAAAAAAGAAAAAGCTAATTTTAATTCTACTATAAATAAAAATCCTGGAATATTAGAATCTGCAAATGATATATTATCTTTAGATAAAGATGTTACAGAAGAAGAAATACAAGCAGAAGAAGTAGTTGGTAATTCTTATTTTGATGATTTTGCTATAAAAAGAAAAAAAGAAGGTAAAAGCTTTTACGACAATGATAGAAAGAACGAAAGAAGGATGCAGGAGCTTTTGTTTGGTGAAGGAAAAACAGGTGCTGAAAATGATCCAATAAAAAACGAGTTTAATCAATACGCAGCATCGTTAATGGACATAACAAACGCTGCGAAAGAATTAGGTTTAAAACCAACAGCTGATAAAGAAAAAGCTAAAAAAGATAAATCTTACACTTACATACCTGATGTTTCTAGCGGTAATATAGATGAAATATCTTTAGAAGTATTAGAAAGAGCTAACTATAATCAGAAAAAGAAACAAGCTAAAGAAGGTAGGTTTAAAGCAATAAAGCCTGAATTAGATAAAAAACTTAACGAATTTGAACAAAAATTTGGAGCTACTAATGCTGAAAAAGCTTTATCCCTTGTAAAAACTCTTGGACAAGCCAGTACACTTCCTGGTCTTGCAAAGGTTGGCGTTCAAAAATATTTAGGTATACCTGATAAAGAGCATGTAAAATACACAGAAAATAGAGATAAACTTTATAATTTAGTTTCGTCAGGAGAAAAAGCTTCTAATTACAAACTAAAAAGTACTCTTTATAACATAGGGACTAGCGTGGAAGATGTTGCTTCTGTTAAAGCTGAGTTGCAGAGAGTTAGTAATAATATAAAAAATAATACTTACCCAACACAAGCTGATTATGATAAATACAATAGTTTAATTGAAGAGTTAAAAATTAAAAATGAGGCTATTGATGCACAAATATCTTTTTTAAATAGTATAGAAGTAGAATCTGATGTAATAAGTGAGATAGCTAAAGAAACTAAAAAAACATATGAAACTTTAGACGTTTACCAAAATAATATAGCGTCTAGCACTGTTAGACTAGCAGCGGGATTAGGAAATGTTGTTAATGAAACTTTAAACCCTATAAATTTACTAGAATGGACTGGCTATGATTTAAACAACGAGGAAGTTAGAAACAATGTAGCTGAAAAGCTTAGTGATATTACAGGTGTTAATGAAGATACTATAAAAGCAAATTTTAAATTACTAGATAAAGGTGATCAAAGCATAGATAAAGCTTTAAATGATTTATCAGGTCTTGCAGAAGAAATAAAACAAAGAAACAGAGATCCTCAAAGATTTGATGAAATAAATAGTCTTGCGGAGTTTGCATCATGGAGTGGTGAAATGTTGTCTGATCAAGTTGTTAACACTGGTATGTCTATAGTCATGCCTGGTTTTGGTTTAGTATTGTCGGCAGCGTCTGAAGCAGGTAACAAGATGCATGAGATGAAAACTGAGATTGGTGGAGAAGAGTGGGACGAGGGTACTAAAGCTTACATACAAGAGTTTAAGAAAGAGTTTGGTACAAATCCTTTTGGAATAGATGCTGATGATAACTTTATGATAAAGCCTAAAGAATATAATGCATTGCAATTTTTTGCAACCGCAGGTGTTTATGGAGCTGCGGAATATTACAGTGAAAAAATAGCTTTAAAGAACTTTGGTATGGGTTCTAAAAACCTTAAAAAAGCTTTTGACTTAGCTAGAAGATCAGGTGCAGATGACATTATTTTTAGTAATACTGGTAAGACTAATTGGGGTTATTTAAAAGATTTTGGTAAAGATTGGTTTAGAGGTGGTGTAGAAGAATCCGTAGGTGAAGGATCAGTTGCTTTAGCTGGTAACTTTATGGATAGATTTATATTAGGTAAAACCGAAGTATCTATGCTAGATGGTGTGACAGAATCTATGGTATCTGGTTTTGTCATGAACTCAGCCTTTCAATCTCCAGCTATAGCAGGTCAAGTTTACAACGCATTTAGACCAGAAGGAATAAATGCTAAAGTCGCAGCTACTGGAGCTGAAATGGTTAGGCTTAGTAAAATAAGAGATGATTACAATTTAAGGTTAGGAGAGCTACAACCTGGAAGTAAAGAACACACAGACGTTGTTGCAGCTAAACAAACTGTAGAAGATCAAATACATGATTTAGCTAAAGAACAATTAGAAAATTACGAAAAAACAAGTAATGATATAGTCGCTTTAACAAAACAAGATAGGCAGTCTTTAATAGATATTTTTAATCGTGAGCATAAGTTAAGAGATGAAATAGACGGAATAAATAGTAATCCTGAACTTGATGAAAAAACTAAAGCTAAAGAGATTACCGCACTTCAGAAAAAATTAGTTGTTGAAAATGCTTTTAAAGAAAGAGTATTAGCTAACTCAAAATGGAATGCTGATAAAGCTAGATCTAGTAAATTTGCTAATATGTGGCGAGCTAAAACTGGCACATTGAATCAAGTTGTTAATATAGCAGGTGATAATAATACTGACGCATTAGAGCAAGGTTTAAAACATATAGACAGCTTAGATAATCTTACGGCTGAAGAAAAGAATCAAGTTAAAGACCAAATGAAAGCTGAGTTTGAGAGAGCTAAACAAGAATCTAAAGGTGACTTTACTGTACATGGTATGGCTTTTGGTGATAATATCACTGTTCAAACTAAAAATGCAGATGGTTCTATGTCGAGCAGGAAGGTTAATATACCTATGAACTTTGCTATGAGTAGAGCAAATGCAAATGTTCAGTCTCATGAAATGGGTCATCAAACTGTATTTAAAGAGTTTATGCAAAATAATCCTAATGCTATAGGATTAGTTAGTGACATGGAGTCTTATATTAAAAAGAATTTTAAAGGAGACATATTACAAGAGCTTAAAGAGGTAGAAGAAGCTTACAAAAATAGGCCTAAAGCAGAGATAGCTGAGGAAAAACTAGCTAGAATTAGTGACTTTTTAAGAGGAAGAAACATGAAAGGTGATAGAACCTTATATAATAAACTATTTGGTAGATTTCAAAAGTTTAATGATGGTTCTTCTCAGCAAATAAACACGGGTAAAGACGTGTTTGATATGATTACTAGCTACAACCAGTCTTTTGAAACAGGTACTCTCACAGGTTTAACTAAAGCAATTGCTGAGGGTAGAGTTGAAACAGATAAAAAACCAAGATCAACTAGAAGATCTATGACTAAAGCTGAGCAAAGTAAAGTTGAAGATGATCTTAATAATGCTCCAGGTGCTAGAAATAAAGACGGTAAATACACTATGACTAAAGCAGAATGGAGAGCTGATAAAAATAGAGCATTTAGTAAAGCATATAACATGCTTATGAATGGTGATTTAGATGGTCTTATAATTGCTAAAATGGCTTCTGGTAAAGATATATATGGCCAAGCAAGGGAAGAGTTCTTAAGTGATGCTAGAGATAAAATAGGACAGCATATACTTAACTTTGATCCACAAATGCAAGATAGCTTATTTGGCTGGGTTAATTCTTACATAAGTAGAAAAGTTGGTGATGTAGCTAAAAAAGCTAAAAGAGAAAAAGAAAAGACGCCAGGTAAAAGAATATCTACAGATCAAAAAATAAGTGAAGAAGGTAGAACAGTTGCTGAAACTATTGAAGGTGATACAGCTAGTGATATAGAAGCTGCAGTCGATAGATCATTAAATGCTAAGAAAAAAGGTATTGATAATCTTAGAACTAGACTAGGTATTGAAAAAGGTGGTAAGATATATAACAAAGTAGTTGACGCTGTTAAAAAAGTATTTGGAGCTAAACTACCTGAAGTATCTAATAAGAATTTTAAAGAAGCTCTTAAAAAAGATTTTAATACTTTATTATTTAAAGATATTAAAAATGATATAGGAACTAGAGCTAAATATAAAGAGTTTATTGAAGGTAATGTAACTTTTAAAGATGCAGATGGCAATACAAAGACAATGCCTCGTTGGGAAATGTTATATGATTATATTTCTCAGTCTACGTTTAATAAAAGATTTGAGCCATTTATAGAGCCTTTAATAGATCCAGCTACAGGAAAACAAGCTAGACCTGATAATAATCCTTTGTTTACTAAAAAGAAAATAACTAAACAACAATGGGTTGATTATTTTTTAGGTGATAATGTACAAGCATCGACTAAAGGAACTAGAAAAGATGCTTTAGCTTCTGCCATAGCTCAAGAACTAGCTTTTGATGCTACAATGGAAACTATATCAGATCCAGATATACAAGCTAGAATAAAAGATATTTATGAGTCACAAGGTTTAAGACAAGTTGAAAACTATTTAGAGCAAGTAGCTAAAGAAATAGATAGAAAACCTGATAGTAAATTTAGTATAACTAAAAAACCTGTTGTAGAAAGATTACAAAAACACATGGAAGATTCTAAAGGTATTACACCTATTGAAGCTTTTGATAATTTTTACAACAAACTAAATGAAAGCGACAAGCAAGCTATTATAAGCGAGAGATCGGCTATAGAAAATATTTCTAAAAAGGAGGCAAAAAGATTTAATAGAAAAATAAAAGAACCTAAATCTAAAAGAAAAGAAGAAAAAGGAGTTTTAGCTAGACAAGATCAAATAGTTGAAGAAGCAGGTTATAAACCTCTAGAAAGAAGAGGAGAGGGAAGAGCTAGTAGTATAAAATACTTAATGACTAATTTTTTTCCTAAACTTTTTAAAGAGTTTGGCGATGTTTCTTCTAAGTTTATAAATACCAGCAACTTATCACCTTCTGGAAATGAGGCATTTTCTTATAAACCTGATGGAAAAATAAAAGGTGGTGCTATCAAAAGAGCTCAGTTATTTATAACTTCAGCTATTAAAACTAAAAAATCAATACCTGGAACTTTAAAAGCTATACAAGAAGGTAATTTAGAAACTGTTGATGCAGTTAAAAAACTTCAAAAAAATACAGATTTTAAAAACTTACCAAATGAGAAAGCTAAAAACATAGAAGTATCTTTAAGAAAGCAAAAAACTAAAGATTTACAAAGAAATTTAAAAACTAGAGAACAGCACAAAAAAGGGTCTATGGCTTATCTTTCTCTTTTTAAGAAAATGTACGATGCTGATAATAACACACTGCCAGGTATTCAGTTTTTAAATTATAACCAAAACGCTAACGATGCTAATTATAGAAATTTAGCTCAATTAATAGGTGTAGAAAACGGTGTTAAAAAAGGTAGAGAAGAACACATATATCAAGCTGGGCCATGGAGCACTAGAGTATTACAAGCAATAACAGCTAAGAACCCTAAAGTGTTTGAGGCTTTTAACAAGTGGCAAGCAGACAATTATTATCAAGAAACTATAGCTGAAAAAAATAAAGAAGGTACAAGCTCTGAAAGTTTAATTGATGGTACATACACCATGCCAGATGGTTCTACGTGGGAAGCAAAGTCACAAGAACATCCTATACTTAAAAAAGCTTTAGATGAAGCTATGTTAACTGGAGACTTTAGCAATGTTCCAAGTCCTGATATAAGAAAATATAATGAAGTATTTCATTTAAACCCTAATAATATAATTAGAGAGGGAGTTAGTGATGCTACACGTTACAATGTTGAAGTTGCTGAAGACTTAAGAAACATACCAGAAGTTGTAGAGCTACAAGCAGAGTTGATATTCTTGCAACTATCAGGTCAAATGGATGCTGCCACTGCTAAAGGTTATTTAGAGGCTGGATTACCTATTGCTAAAGCAAAATTTTCAGTAACAAAAGATAACAAGAAAATGCTTAATGATAGTGGAGTTGTTGATACTTCTACTGAATTAACAAACGCTGAAACTATAGAACAAGCTGGAATATTAGATGACGCTTTAGATGTAGCTAGAAATCCTAAAGCACCTATTAAAAAGATTAGAGTATTTGATTTTGACGACACATTAGCTAAAAGTAAAAGCTTAGTATTTTATAATAGACCTAACGAAAGTGGCAAACCTGTGCCTAATAACAAAGCTATATTTATGATAGGAGGACCTGGTTCTGGAAAGTCTAATATAGGTAAAGGATTACAATTAGGTAGAGATGGTTGGAAAGTTGTTAATCAAGATATATTTATAGAAACTGAAAAAGCAAAAGCTGGATTACCAGAATCAGAAAAAGACTATACTAAAGAACAAAGAAGTAAAAGAGCTAAGATAGGTGCTGCAGGTAGGAAAGCTGCTGAAGCTAAGATGGATAAGTATACTAAAGCTGGAAATGGTATGGTTATAGATGGCACAGGTGCTAGCTACAATGCTACTATGAAAAAAGTTAATAAACTTAAAGAACAAGGCTATGAAGTATTTATGGTACATGCTAAGACATCTAATGAAGTAGCACTTGAAAGAAATAGAGCTAGAAAAGAAAGATCGTTACCTGACTTTATAGTAGAAAAAACACAGCAGTCTGTCAACAATAATATTGATCAATACAAAAATGATCTAGGTGATAACTTTATAGAAATAGATACTGAAACTATAGAATATGGTAAGCCTTTACCTAAGGAATTTGTAGACGATGCTAAAGCTAGATTTTATGCTACAGAGCGAGGTAAGTTAAATGCTGAAGAGTTTGCTGAGCAAGGATCTAGCTTAATAGACCAAGGCTTTGCAATGGACTTTTCTGATTTTAATATTGTAAGAGAAGGAGAAAAAGGACCTTTATTTAATGTTGCTAAAAAAATTCAAGAAGCAAGAGGTACAGA